ATTTTCAGCTATTGAAGCCGGTAAGACAATGGGCTTATTTCCATATGGTAAAGAGAACCCAGATTATCCTAAGTTATTTACTAAATATCCAGCATTTCCTTTACCAATTGCAGATAGAAACGTAATTGTTCCTAGATATCCGAATGGTGCTATACTTAATGCTGGCATTAATAAAGATTTAGAAAAATACGAAGAAGGAGTAGATCCTACTACACTTGATAATCGTAGAGATATGGCTTATGCCTTACAGACGCAAACCCAAGAGCAAGCTCTAAATGTTATTCTTAAAGCCGTTGAACTATCTGGCAAAAAGAAAGTAGTATTCTCAGGAGGATATGCTCTTAACTGTGTTGCTAATTATTACTTCTTAGATCGCTTGAATAAAGAAGGTATTGAATTATATGTTGAGCCAATTTCTAACGATGGTGGTACAGCAATCGGTGTAGCTTTATGGGGATATAGAATATCTTCTCAGTCTACAGAGAAACTAAACGGCCGGGAAATTTATCTTGGTCCAAAGTATAATTATAGTAGTGATGAAGTTAAACAGTTAGCTGAAAAATACAATGCTATTATTGAAGACTTTACTGATGATCAAGTAGTTGAATTGATGACTAATAAAAATATTGTTGCATGTTTCCAAGGACGATCAGAAAATGGTCCTCGTGCATTAGGTAATCGTTCATTGATGTTTGATCCTACATTCAAAGATGGTAAAGACTTTGTTAACTTGATTAAGCGTCGAGAATACTTCCGTCCATTTGCTGGATCTATTCTTGCCGAAGATGTACATGAATGGTTTGATCTGCGTGGTATGGAAGATTCACCGCATATGATGTATGCGGTCTCTTGTAAAGAAGGTGTTGAGGAAAAGATCCCTTCAATCATTCACGTTGATGGCTCATGTCGTATTCAAACTGTGCGTGAAGAAGATAATCCTCTTTACTACAAAATTATTAAAGCATTCAAAGAAAAGACTGGTGTACCAATTATCTTTAATACGTCTTTTAACCTTGGTGGTGAACCATTGGTTGAGACCCTTGAAGATGCACTATGGACTCTACAACAAAGTGATATTCAATATCTTTATCTCCCAGAATATGGTAAGCTATTGACAGTTCCTAATCTTACGGTAATTTAGCATATATGCTTCCAGTGATAACACGGATTAATAATGTGTTGACACCTGAAGAGTGTCGGCATATTATTGACCTAAATAAAAATAGATTAGAACCAGCGTATCTCAGAAATAAAGTAATAAATACAAAAGTTAGAAGATCAAAGATTGCATGGATTCATCCTAAAGATCCTCAGTTCAAATCTATTATTGATAAATGTCATTATCAAATGGCAAAAGCGGCATTGACGCATAATGTTGAGTTAAAGGTTTTTGAAAGATCACAGTTTACTCAATATAAACCTTTTGGGTTTTATAAAAAACATTGTGATGTAGGTACTGAGTATGGTAAAAGAGTTATATCAGCGACTATAGAATTAAGTAATCCCGATGACTATTATGGAGGTGGAATTTCTATTCAAGCTGGAGATACATTTAGACATTATAAGAGCCCACAAGGAACTATGATAATATTTCCTTCTATATTAACGCATCAAGCAAATACAGTATGGTATGGAACTAGATATTCTTTAGTTATTTGGGGTGTAGATCATAACACAGTTGGTGAAAAAAAGTGAGCTTAAAAGAACAGACACAAGATTTACATGAAGAAGCTGAAAAAAGCAAGTTTGCTCAATTACTTCTTTCTGGTAATATTACCGAAAAACAATATGCGACATATATAGCAAACTTATTGCCAATATATGAAGCAATTGAAGAATTTGCAAAGAGTAATAATCTTTTAGATGGTATTGAAGATATTTGTAGAGCTGATAAAATTAAAGCAGATCTACAAGAACTTGGTTTTAATAGTGATCAAATTGCATACGCGTTCTCTACGTATCTTTATATTACCTATATTACTACGTGTATTATTGATAAAAGATTAATTTTAGCGCACTTATATACACGTCACTTTGGTGACTTATATGGTGGACAAATTGTTAAAAAGAAAGTTCCTGGATCTGGTTTAATGTACGAGTTTGAAAATCGAAATGAATTGATTGCTAAGACCCGCTCACTATTAAGTGATGATTTGGGAAAAGAGGCAAGAATTGCATTTGATTATGCGTTGGCTCTATTTGAGGATTTAGAAAATGAGCTTGATCTTTGATAAATTAGAACAACATTCAAAAGATTTTCAAGAAATACTAGATTCATATTTACAAAAATCAGATGAGACGCACGACTTTCCTTGGGATAACTTTATTTTTGAAGGACCCGGTGTACGAAGAGCGCACTTAGATGTTGTTGATAAGCGTGAAGAAAGGAAACTATACATGATGCATTTGTGTATATTTCCTAATAGGCATAATCCTGGACCAATTTATGGATTTGACTTAATTGCTGGTCCCAATAAAGTAACTGGTGCCTTTCACGATATTAGTCCAGCTAGATTAGAAGATCACCTTCTTTGCGATTTATTTCGTAAGCATATCAAACAAGTTGCGCCACAATGGTCAAAGGAACGCGAATTACCAGATTGGGCAAAGCAAATCTTTAGTAAAGATATGATTGCTGCTGGCAATGTAAGAGATATTGAAGAACTTGATTTAATTTTGAATTTTTCAAAGGAATCATTACGATATTATCTAGACTATTTTGTAAAAAAATCTTCAGTATTTGACGAAGACTTTATAGAAGAACAAAATAGATATTGTAAATTTCAAAAACAAAATCCTCATACTCCAAAAGTAATGGAGTCATTAGGATATGATCCGGAGCTTGTACGTGATTTCATCGATAATTGCTTATTTCCAGAAGTGGTGGATTAAAAATAAAGAAGCGATAACGCAATATTTTGCAAATATCGTTCACTAGTCATGGCACATAATAATAACAATAGCCATGTTAAGGGTACTCTTTGGGTACCCTTTTTTTATAAATAATGATAGAAGATTATAAATAATCTTAAATCTTTGGAGAATTTATAATGGCGGTATACGCTAATTTAACTGTAGATCAAGGTTCGTTCTTTTTATCCACCGTCAGTGTTGCCGATGTAGACAACAACGCGATCGATCTAACTAATTACACGTATCGTGGCCAAGCAAGAAGAACATATAATTCTTCTACTGCTTATGACTTTATTGTTACCTCACCAATTCCTTCAAATGGAGAATTAAATCTTCAACTAGGATCAGAAACAACGAGTGCAATGAAGCCTGGTCGTTATGTATACGATGTAGAAATTATTGCTGCTAATAATGCCGTAACTCGAGTATTAGAAGGGCAATTAGAAATAACACCAAGAGTTACTAGGACTTCCTAATGGCAACTATTAAAGCTACTGTGAAACCAAACAATGCAGCTCTTAAAGCGCGTGTTGGTAGTAGTCAAAACGTTCAAGCTCAAACTGTAGCAATTGGACCAAGAACACATCTTGGTGATATGGCAGATATCGACATGAGTCAATTAGCTCAAGGTTCTGTACTAATATATGATGAAAGTCTACAATTATGGTTAGCAAAACCCATCATGGACGATGGAACATATATTGAGTGTGGCCACTACTAATTGGCAAAACTGGAGAAATATTAAATGTCAACTACGATTAGAATTAAACGCACAACCACCGCAGGCGATCCTGCGATATTGGGCGATGGTGTATTAGCTTATTCAGGTGCAGATTACACTAGCGTTGCTGGTGGCGGTAGGTTATATGTAGGTCTAGGTGTTGAAACCGGTGGAGATGCTGCATCACACATTGTGATTGGTGGTCAATTCTTTACTGACATGCTTGATCATGGTAAAGGTATTCTTACCGCGAACTCAGCGCTTATTACTGATGCTGACTCAAAATTAGATAATATTAAAATTGACAATATTGATATTAATGGTAATACAATCTCGTCAACTGATGTGAATGGTAATATTGTTCTTTCTCCTCAAGGAACGGGTTCTGTTTCACTATCAGACAAAAGAATTATAAACGTTGCTGATCCAATAAATGCTCAGGACGTTGTTACAAAAGCTTATTTAGAAAGCGAAGTTAACTTAGAATATTTCCAAGATGACATCGCCTCGATGATTACGACTGGAATTCAGAATGGTATTTCAGTTACTTATGACGATAGTGGTAATGCAATTAACTTTGACGTTAATGACTTTACAGTTACGTTGGGTGGTGGGTTCTTAACCGGTTCGGTAGACATCACGAATCTTGCAAGCGCAACTCTTAATGCTACTCTAGTAAATGATTCAGTAGTTCTAGGACAACATACTTCTGGTGAATACGTTGAAAATCTAACAGCTGGTACCGGTGTTTATATTGCTGATCCAACTGGTGAATCTTCTAATCCTACAATTTCTATTGGTCAAGCCGTTGATGTAACTAGTAACGTTACATTTGCTGATATCCATTCAACCGGTAACGTACAGATTGATGGTAACTTAACCATTGGTGGTACTTCAACAATTATCAATGCTCAGAATTTAGCAATCTCTGATAACATGATTTATCTAAATCAGGGTGTTGAAGCTACAATTACTAATGCAGTTGGTGATGGTACCAATATCGTATATACAACAGATGGCCACAATTATATTGTTGGTATGTCTGTCTCTGTTTATGGTATCGATCCAGCTTCACTTGCGGTTTCTAATGTATTAATTACTGATGTTGACGGTGATACCTTTACTGTTGAGGGAACTTCAACAGACACATATGTTAGTGGTGGATCATCTAGAGCAAAATCTAATGCTAACCCAGACCTTGGTTGGTCTGCAGGCCGATACGATGAAATTACTGGTTATGGTCATACCGGTATTTTTAGAGATGCTACTGATTCAACCTTTAAGTTCTATGATGGCTATACTCCCGAGCCCGACACTGACGTATTCATTGATACTAGTCATGCATCATTTGCACTAGCACCAATTGCTGCAGCTAACTTTATTGGTCCATTGCAAGGTAACGCAGATACTGCAACAATTCTACAAACTGCAAGAACGATCTCATTATCTGGTGATGTTGTTGGTTCAATATCCTTTAATGGTTCGCAAAACGTAGATATTTCAACTGTTATCCAAGCAAACTCTGTTGAACTTGGTGTAGATACATTTGGTAACTATATTGCAACAATTGCCGATTCAGGTAATACAGATATTATAGTAAATAATTCTGGTACTGAAACCGCAGCTGTTACTCTTGGTCTTACTACAACGGGTGTTGTTGCTGGAGAATATGGTTCACAAACTGCGATCCCAGTAATTACAGTTGATGATCGAGGCCGAATTACAGATGCTACTACAGTTACTGTAGCAACAACATTAGGTATTTCTGATGGATCAAATCAGGACCTTGTTAATCTTCTAACTGATGAATTAGTATTTACTGGTGGAGTTGGTCTTACTAGCACTGTTACTAATAATACCGTAACATACGATCTAGATGATACTACTGTTGTTGCCGATACTTATGGTGCTGCAAACTCTGTTGGTATCTTTACTGTTGATGCACAAGGTAGATTAACTTATGCAAATACACAGATCATTGATATTACTTCAGGTCAGGTTAATGACTTTACCGAAGCAGTACAAGATAAGATTGGTGAAGCGATTGCCCTAGGTACTCAATCAAACATTGCTGTTACTTATCAAGATATCACTAATAGTATTGACTTTGCTGTTGAAACCGCAACCTACTCAACTCTTGGTGTAGCTAAATTCTCATCAAGTAACTTTACTGTAGCTGCAGGTAACGTTACAGTTACAACTGTAGATGGTGGGACATATTAAGGAATTAATTAATGGCTAATCCAACTAGCAGACAAGGTTTGATCGATTACTGCATGCGCAGACTCGGTGCACCTGTCATTGAAATTAACGTAGATGAAGATCAGATCGAAGATAGAATTGATGACGCACTTCAGTTCTATCAAGAGTATCATTCTGACGCTACAATGAGAATTTATCTAAAGCATCAGATTACTGCACAAGATATTTCAAATCGTTTTATTTCGCTCAATGATAATATTCTATATGTAAAAAGAATATTCCCATTTATTGGCGATAGTTCAAGCATTAATATGTTTAGTGTAAAATACCAAATGCATATGAACGATCTATATGATCTAAGTTATATTGGTGATTTACTTTATTACGAGATGGTCCAGCAATATATGTCATTGTTGGATTTGAAATTGAATGGTGCAAGTGAATTTTCTAGATTCAATCGTCACATGAATGAATTGCATCTAGATATTGACTGGGAATCAGATATTAAAGAAAATGATTATGTTATTGTGGAATGCATGAGAATTGTAGACCCATCAACATATACCGATGTCTATAATGATATGTTTCTTAAACAATATGCAACGGCACTAATTAAACAACAGTGGGGTGCTAACCTTATTAAGTTTGAAGGTATGCAAATGCCTGGTGGTGTAACTATTAATGCGCGCCAGATATTTGAAGATGCTAATTTAGAGTTAGAAAAAATCAGAGAACAAATGCAACTAAATTATGAAATGCCTCCTGACTTCTACGTAGGATAATTAATTATGCCAACTAATGTGTACTTCAGTCAGAAAGTAAAGTCTGAACAAAATTTATATGAAGACATTGTCATTGAATCTCTTAAGATGTATGGACAAGATGTTTATTATTTACCACGTGAAATTATTACTGAAGATACAATACTAAACGAAGATGTAGAATCAAACTTCAATGATGCATACATGGTTGAAATGTATATTGAAAACATTGAAGGGTTTGAGGGAGATGGTAATATATTAGCTAAATTCGGAGTAGAAATCCGAGATCAAGCTACGTTTATTGTTTCAAAGAAAAGATGGGAACAACTTATTGGTTACCATAATAATGGTATTAATTCAATTCGTCCTAATGAAGGCGATTTGATTTATATTCCAATGAGTAAATCGCTGTTTGAAATTCGATTTGTAGAACACGAACTCCCATTCTACCAATTATCTAATTTACCTGTTTACAAATTACAGTGCGAACTATTTGAATATTCTGGTGAGACAATCATGACAGGATTCGAAGATATAGATCGTACTATTAACAAAGTAGTTTCTTATCAGACTGTTCTTAAAGTTAATAATGGAAACTCTGTAGAGTTTCTATTTAGCGAAGAAGTTAGACAACAGATTGGTGATACTGCAGAATACGTATCTGGTGTAATTACATATACTGAACCACTTGGTGCTGGTAGGGAATTACGCATCACCGATTGGGTTACTTCAGATGGCAAGGTTCATGAGTTTGTTATTAATAAACCATTAATTGGACAAACATCTGGTGCGGAATGGAATGTGTTTGAAGTAAATGAAATTACTGATAGTGATCTAGTAAATGATAGAGCGTTTATTTCTGATGCGCAATCAAGAAATCAGGAATTTGAAGTTGCGGCTGATGGTATTATTGATTTTAGTGAATCGAATCCATTCGGTGAGATTGGAGGTTAATTATGCTAAATGAACATTTTTACCACGCATCAATACGAAGAATGATTGCCGCATTTGGATCAATCTTTAATGATATAAAGGTTGTAAGAAAAGATGCGGATGGAGAAATACGTCAAATTACACGTGTTCCTCTTGCCTATGGACCTAAACAAAAGTTCTTGGCTCGATTAGACGCGCAAGGAGATCTTACAAATACACAAGTAGCAATTAAGTTACCCAGATTATCTTTTGAAATTACTTCATTGACATATGATTCTTCTATTAAGTTGAATCGTATGAATAGAGTTGTTAAAGATGATGGAGTAGAAAATTCTAGGTCATATGTTTATACCTATGCTCCTTATCGAATTGGTATTCAATTGAATGTTATGGCTAAAAATCAAGATGATGCATTACAAATCATTGAACAGATTATGCCGTACTTTCAACCAGAATATACTATTACAATTAATGAAGTTCCGGAAATGGGAATTAAGGGAGATGTTCCAATTGTATTAACTAGTGTGAACATGGCCGAAGATTATGAAGGTGACTTCTTAACTCGAAGAGCAATTATATACTCTTTAGATTTTGAATCACGAATTCGTTTCTA